ACCCACGAATCTTGGCAGCGCAACCACAATCACATTTAATGCTATTGGTGATTCGGTGACTCTCCAGTTTGCTGGTACGGACTGGTGGGTCGTTGGATTGCGTGGCGCGTCAGTCGCATAATGGCAAGCAAGCCCAAGTCCTCTGTCAATGCGGCTGGCAACTATACAAAGCCAACCATGCGTAAGCGTCTCTTTGAGGAAATCAAAGGTTCGGCTGTGCAAGGGACTGCGGCTGGTGAATGGTCGGCTCGCAAAGCCCAACTGTTGGCCAAGAAGTACAAAGAAAAAGGTGGCGGTTATAAATGAAAGCCACACAAAAAAGCCTCAAAGATTGGGGGGCGCAGAAGTGGCGCACCAAGTCGGGTAAACCATCGTCTGAGACTGGGGAGAGGTATCTGCCTGAGAAGGCCATCAAGTCACTGACAGCGGCTGAGTATGCGGCAACCACAAGGGCAAAGCGTGAGGCTACCAAAGCAGGTAAGCAGTTTGCCAAGCAGCCTAAAAAGATTGCCGAAAAGATTAAGGGGTTCAGATGAAAACGCCAGCTTATGCACGCAAAGAAGGCCAGAACCCTAAAGGCGGCTTGAACGCCAAGGGCAGGGCTGCGGCAAAGGCTGAAGGCATGAACCTCAAGCCACCAGTCAAATCAGGCGACAACCCACGCAGAGCATCGTTTCTAGCTCGTATGGGGGGCAATGCAGGTCCTGAATACAAAGACGGTGAGCCTACCCGCTTGCTTTTGAGTTTGAGGGCTTGGGGCGCATCATCAAAGGCAGATGCCAAAGCTAAGGCAAAGCGCATCTCTGAACGCAACAAGGCTAAGTGATGCAAATACCTATTCTTAACGGCATCTACACCGACAGCACCCCTGAACTGCGTACCAGTTACCCAGTCAACCTTGTGCCTGTGCCAAAGCAATCAGGCATTAGCAATGGGTTTTTGAGACCAGGCGATGGGATTGTGTCCAACGGCACAGGGCCAGGCATTGACCGTGGCGGCATCAACTGGCAGGGCGAGTTATATCGGGTCATGGGTACAAAGCTGGTGGAAATCAACAGCGCAGGGGCAGTGACCGTGTTGGGCGATGTGGGTGGTCCAACCAATCAACTGGTGACCTTTGATTACAGTTTTGATGAGTTGGCGATTGCATCAGGTGGGCGACTGTATTACTGGGATGGCTCGACCCTGACCCAAGTGACCGATCCTGACTTGGGTGTGGTGCTAGATGTCGTGTGGGTGGATGGGTACTTCATGACAACGGATGGCGAGTTCTTGGTGGTCACTGAACTGTCAGACCCGACCCAAGTTAATCCGCTGAAATACGGCAGTTCAGAGGTTGACCCTGACCCTGTGGTGGCTTTGCTAAAGCTGCGAAACGAAATCTATGCGCTAAACCGCAACACGATTGAAGTGTTCGACAACGTGGGTGGGGATTTGTTTCCATTTGCACGAATTGATGGCGCACAGATACAAAAGGGCGTGATTGGCACTCAAGGGTGCTGTGTGTTTATTGACCGCATTGCTTTTTTGGGCAGTGCAAGGAATGAAGCGCCAGGCATTTATGTTGGGGCAGCCGCCGTGACTGAAAAAATCAGCACACAAGAAATCGACAATCTCCTGCTGGAGTACACCGAGGCGCAATTGGCTTTGGTCAAGCTGGAGGCAAGGAACGACAAGAACCATGAGCATTTGTATGTCCATCTGCCTGACCGCACAATAGTCTTTGATGCCTCTGCATCCAAAGCCTTAGAAACGGCGGTTTGGTTTACCCTGACTACAACTTTGGCTGGATTTGGACAATACCGAGCAAGAAACATGGTTTGGGTTTACGACAAGTGGATGGTGGGTGACCCGCAAAGCGCCAGCATCGGTTACTTGGTGCAGGACACAGGCCACCACTGGGGGCAACAGGTGCGATGGGAGTTTGGCACGTTGATTGTTTACAACGAGAGCAACGGGGCAATCTTTAACGAGATGGAGTTGGTCAGCTTGACTGGAAGCATTGCGCTAGGCGAAAACCCGCAAATCAGCACAAGTTACTCGCTGGATGGGCAAATCTATTCACAGGAAAAGTTCATTGCTGTCGGCACGATTGGCAACCGCAAGAAGCGTCTTGCATGGTTTCAGCAGGGTCACATGAGGAATTGGCGCATCCAGCGTTTCCGTGGCGACAGTGATGCCCATGTGTCTTATGTGCGCTTAGAGGCGCAGATTGAAGCATTGGCGTACTGATGGCAACCGCACCAGTCTCCCGCAAACTTAATCTGACTCGAGATCAACTCGCGGCATTCCTGACCGACCAACAACAGATCAGACAGTTTGAATTGCTGTTTTCAACTGTTGACCAATTGCAAGTTATTATTGGAACTGATTTTGAATATCAGGCAGACACGGCAGCGGCAACAGCAAACGAGGCATTAGCACAATTAAGTGCTTTGGCGCAAGATACCGCAGTCGATGATGCTGTGCTAAATGCCAAGGTGCAACAGGCATTAGATGCTATTCCAAGATTGGCTCAAGCCTTGGATTTGCTTGCACTTGCCCCTGTGCGTAATAATATCGAACTGGAGCACGATGTAAATGGCATCTTGCCGTATGCAAACCAAACCCAACGGGTGCGATCTAATCAGGTGCTGACATGGCTTTCGATGTAATTACCCCTGTTAAATTAGGCCAAGCCGCCATCACCACTGGCGTGACTACGCTTTACACAGTGCCAGCCTCGACCAGAACTCTGCTCAAAGAATTCAGCATTGCCAATACAACGGCAGCCGCCATCAATGTGCGAGTATTTTTAGTGCCATCCGCAGGTTCGGCTGGAACTGGAAATGCTTTTCTATACGATGTGCCTGTGCCAACTGCTAATGCCTTGCAATACAACGGCATTGAAGTATTGAACGCAGGCGACACTATTCAAATTCAGGCGGCATCGACTGGCCTCACAATCATCGCAAGTGGTGGCGAAGCCACATAAGGAGTATGAAATGACCGTATCAATTAAGGTGCTGATACCACCAAAACAGGCTGAAGGCACACAGACTACGCAGTACACAGCTGTGAACTGTAAAGCGATCATTGACAAATTCACTGCCACTAATACCACCGCAGGCAATGTGACGATCAGCGTTAACTTGGTTACAAGTGGTGGCACAGCAGGCGTAACCAATCTGATCGTGGACACACGAAGCATTGCGCCAGATGAGACCTACACATTCCCTGAATTGGTTGGTCAAGCATTGGAGTCTGGTAGTTTCATATCCACGATTGCCAGCGCAGCCACATCATTAACAATCCGAGCATCAGGCCGAGAAATAAGTTAAGGAGAACAGCATGAAAGAGTTTATGGTTATTCCAAGGGGCTTTAATGGCCTGCCGATGGAAGAGGAGTTTTTGACCAATGCCCAAAACAAAAAGAACTATGCCATTGCGGTGGCTGACTGGAACTATGGTCCTGAAATGCCCACCAATGAGGCTGGCTCAAATAAGGAGTTCTACGCAGGACTGGCAGAGGCAATGCAGTGCGATGAAAAAGACGCACGGCGCAAGCATTGCTCAAACTGCGAGTATTACGACAACAGCTTTATGACCCAAGTCAGAATTGAGCGCATCCCAATGGCGGCTTATGACAAGGGCGCAGGGTTCAGGGGTCACTGCGAAAAGCTGGACTTTATCTGCAACGATATGCGGGTTTGTCAGGCTTGGGAAGATCAAGAAGATGAGGATTGACCTTTTGTCAATTTGTGCGAAAATTCAGTCGCTGAGTTCTGGCATCCAGCGGCCTGCCCTGTATAGGAGTTGTGCATGACCGATGGACTGCGAGAGAACCTGACCAAGGTTTTTATGCTTCCCCAGCCAGCCGTTGAGTGGTTGGTAATGGTCTATGACGCAATCCAAGTCTTTGATGACGTAGCAGATGGCGATCCAGTAGCACGAGAAGACCTGAATGCGGCCATTTGGAACACGCTGGTGGGTATGCACCAGAACGCATTTTTTATCGGCAACAGCAGCCATTTAACGCCCTTGTTGGCGACAATGATTCTCAAGTGGCAAGCCTCGGACACGGCAGAGCGCAATAAACAAGCAGATGCCAAGTCGTTCATGTGGCGAGCTGGGTATTACGATTTGATTTTGATGGCGGTCTCGCTGGTGCATGGGGCTGGTTTTGCTACCAAGCACGGTCATCATGTGATGGCTTTATATGGCGAAACGCTAGAAGATTATTTAAAGGAGTTCGGCGATGCCTGATCCAATTACAGGTCTAACCATTGGGGCATCCCTGCTTGGCAGCAAAATGCAAGCAGATGCGGCCTCTGGTGCGGCTGAAACACAAGCTGGTGCAGCACAAGCAGGCGTAGAAGAACAGCGTAGGCAGTTTGATGCAATGCAAACTTTGCTAAAGCCTTATATTTCTGCTGGTGTTCCTGCGATTGAAGGTTTACAGCAATATGCGGAAGCAGGCCCAAAAGCATTTGAACAACAGCAAGCATTGGCTGGCGTACTTGGCCCTAAAAGACAAAGAGAGGCGATTGCCCAAATTGAAAGCGGTGGTGGTTTCCAAGCCTCGGTTCAAGCTGGGGAAGAGGCTTTACTGCAACGTGCATCAGCTACTGGTGGGTTGCGTGGTGGAAATATCCAAGCTGCATTGTCACAGTTTCGGCCACAAATGTTGCAACAAGAAATTGAAAGACAGTTCGGCAGGCTTGGTGGTTTTGCTGACATTGGCAGAGAGACACAAGGTAATCTCTTAAAAATAGGTCAAGCATCGGCAACTGGTGTTGGCGCACAAGGCGTTGAAACTGGGACAAACATTGCGAACTTACTTGCAAATCAAGGTCGAGCTATCGCTGGTGGTCAGCTTGGTGAGGCAAAGGCTTATGGCAAATTTTTAGAACAACCTTTCCAATTGTCTGGCTTTACATCTGCTATGGGTGGCGGAACGACAGCACCAAGCCCTGGCCAACCCCGTGTCGCAGGCGGCTATGTTTTTTAATAGGTTAAATTATGGCAACTATTAACCCATTCCAAGAACCGATAGATTATTCTATTGATGTAAAAACGCCGTTTGAAGCTTCTTTGGCTGGCTTTAAATTAGGCTCGGATGTAGCAACAATTCAAGCTGCACAGCAGAAGCGTTTGCTTGAACAGCAAGCAATGCAACAAGCACAGGCACGGCAAGCTGAACTCGGTACAAGACTCAAAAGTTTTTATGACAAAAAACCAGAGGAAAGAAACTTTGAGGAAATTGAGCAGTTATTTGCATTTGCAGGAAACAAAGACCAGCTCGATGCATTGAAGTTAATGGCTGAAGGTACGGATAAAAGGCGGCTTGATACTGATAAGCGTTTTTATGCTCAAGTCATGCTTGGTTTGGAATCAGAGCCTACTGCTGCATATAAGTTATTAGATGACAAGATTTTGGCAGAAAAAGACCCAGGTCAAAAAGCGGCATTGGAAACAATTAAAAGAACCGCTCAAACTGTCAATCCAGCCGCTGCAGTGAATTTGATTGAACCATATACAGCATCGATATTCGGAAAAGACTGGTATGCAGGCTTAAAAGAAGCTCGCGGTGAAAGACGTCAGCAAGAACTTGCCCCATCTGCACTACAAAAATCGATTGCTGATGCTGATGAGGCCGTGGCTAAAGCTAAAACTGCACAAGCCACAGCCAAAAACGCAGATGAAAAAGCCGCCGCTGATGCTGCAAAAGCCACAGCCGATGCACAACAAGCGGCAGTTAAAGCTAAATATGCAGAGCTTGAAGCAGTTGATGCCATTGTTAAACGTGCCGCAGATTTAGGTTTGACAAAAGCGCAGACAAATGAAGTGCTGGCAAGGACAAACAAACTTGGAGTCGAAACCAAAAAAGCAGTTTTAGAGTTGGAAAACTTTAAGAAAACTGGTGGTGCTGACCCTGCAAAAATATTTGAGCAAGAAGAAAAATTACGCAAGGAATTTCAGGCTCGCACAAAAGTCTATGGTGAACTCGGCACAACTTTTTCAAATATCAAAGCATCTGCAGGGGCAAAGACAGGGCCAGGCGATATTGCTTTGATTACTGGGTTTATGAAGATGCTTGATCCTGGCTCTGTGGTGCGGGAGACAGAATTTGCAACAGCACGAGATACTGCTGGTTTATTTGAAAGTCTAAAAAATGATGCCCAAAAATTAGAGAGTGGACAATTATTTACATTGAACTCAACACAGCGACAAAAGTATGTTGATTTAGCGCAGCAATACCTTAAAGCGGCACAGAAAAAAGCCGATCAAGACAAAAGGGCTTTAAGTGCTGTTGTCACAAATTACAAACTCAACCCTGACAACGTGTTTGGCCCAGAACCTGTTGGCGGTGGCAGGGGGACAGTAAACCCACCACCAGCAAACCCACCAGCGGCTGGGCAGCGCAATGTAACTGTGGATTATTGATATGCCATATTCAATAACGACAAAAGACGGCATCACGATTAACAACATTCCTGACAATGTTCCTGCTGATTCGCCTGACTTGAAAGCAAGGGTGGCGGCAATTCGTGCTGGGCAGCAACCCGCCGAAAGTGTATTAGAGGCGGGTGGCGCACCAACGCCAGAAGAACCATCAAATATGGGGTTTTTTGAGGGCATTGCTGAATCAGTAACAGGCGCAAAACGTTCAGCAAGTCCAGAGGTAGCTACGGCACTGCAAGAAGGCAGAACAATCTACGCAATGCCTGAAACAAATCAACTCTCATTTGGTTTGGTTAAGTCGGCACTAGGCGGATTGTTAGCAAACCCAGAGGAAAAGGCAAAAATATTTCAAGCTAATTTCCCTGGCTTGACTTATCGAAAAGATGAACTAGGCACAATCTTTTTGAAATCGCCCACTGATGGCAAAGAGTATGTAATTGAGCCAGGACTTACCACTGGAGATATTCCTGCGGTAGTGGGGGGTGCTTCATTAGTTACACCTGCTGGTTTGGCAAGAACAATTCCTGCGGCAGTTGTTCGTTCAGGTTTAACTCAAGCTGGTGTTGAGGCTACTGAAAGTGCGGCTGGCGGTGAATTTAATGTTACCCCTATTGCTGTGGCATCTGCGCTCGGTCCAGTGCCTCAAATTGTAGGTAAGGCATTGCCGCCAATAGTTGAGGCTGTAAAACAAGGTTCAAGGGCAATAACTGAAGGCGTAACACAGGCGGTTACGCAACCAGTAGCAACAGCAAGACAAGTTGTAACTGGTGTAGAAAAAGCCGTTACTGAACCAATCACAACAGTTAAAAAAGCTGCGACTGCCGTAGAACAAGCTTTTTTAGATATTAATCCGCAGAAGAAAAAAGAGATTACCGATACTTTGATAAATGACCCAGCCGATACATCGGTGGTCAATTATCGACTTGTCAACAATGAGCCTGTAATTGATGTGCCAGTAAATGAGGCACTCAAACAAGGGTGGAAAGATGGCACACTTTCCACCATTAAGGCGGCAACCGAAAAAGACCGCCAAGCCATGTCGAAGATGCTTAACATTTTCAAAATGGGCGAAAAGAGTGAAAGATTCAGGGCGACAACAAGACCCGCTGACATTTTGGGCGATACGGTCGAATCACGAATTTCATTTTTAACTAAAGCCAATAAAGAGGCTGGAAACGAAATCAACAAAGTTGCCAACAGTCAGTTGCGTGGTAAGCGCGTGAACTTTGACCCAGCTATCAATACGTTTATTGAAGACCTTGGTGCTTTGGGCGTAAGAGTAGAAGTGGACTCAAACGGGGTTGCTAAAGCCATTTTGCAAGGCTCTGATATACAGGGAGACAGGCAGGCTCAAAGGGTCTTGAACGCCGTTTTGGAGCGTTTGAGCACTGTTAAACCGCCTGATGCTTATGGCATCCACACTGCCAAGCGTTTTATTGATACTCAGGTTGACTATGGGAAGCGAAATCTTGCCAACCCATTGACTGCACAAGCTGAACGCACTTTGAAAAACTTGCGTAGAAACTTGAATCAAACCCTTGGAGATACTTTCCCTGATTACAAAGCGGCAAACGCAAAGTATTCGGACACAGTATCAACACTGGATGATTTGCAAAAAGCCGCAGGAACACAGATCAATTTTGAATCACCTAATGCTGATAAAGCACTGGGTGTAGCCATGCGTAAATTGACCAGTAATTACGGCACACGGGCAAACCTTATTGATGCACTCGATCAGGCAAACCAGACCGCCACCAAATACGGCATGAAAATTGAAGATGATGTCATCAATCAGTTAATTTTTGTCAATGAACTTGATCGAATGTTTGGCGCACAGGCGCAGACCTCATTAAAGGGTCAGGTAGCCGAGGCAATGCAAACTGGGGTTGACATTGCGAGGGGTGGTGGCGCAAGACGCGCACTTGAATTACTTGCTGAAGGCGCAGAGAATCTGCGTGGCATCAACAAAGAAAATGCAGTCAAGGCAATGGAAGAATTGCTCAAGCGCAAATAAGGAGAATGAATAAATGTCCGCACTATCAGTAGAACCACCATTCCCAGCCTTTGCGGGTGCTGATGGTCAGCCATTGGATGATGGCTACATCTGGATTGGCACTGTCAATCTGAACCCAATCACCAACCCGATTGTTGCTTATTGGGACTCTGCGCTGACCATTACTGCTGTCCAACCCATCCGCACAAGTGGTGGTTATCCTGTCTACCAAGGCACACCAGCACGTATTTATACGGCAAACGATTATTCCATCCAAGTTCAGAATAAAAACGGCACTGTTGTCTATACATCGCTGAATGACAATGCTTTTGGTGGTGGCGTTGCTGTGATAAATGCAACTGGCACAGGGTCACAGACTATTTTCCCAGTTGGGTCGCCACCTTCGGCAATCTACATCAATGGTGTATACCAGAATCAAAACACATACACATTTGCGAATGGTAACGTAACATTCAGCGAAGCACCTCCCGTAACCTCAATCATTGAATTTGTATTCTGAGGAATAAATCATGTTAAAAACAATTTCATCTATCACGAACGCACTTGGTGCTTTGAACTACAAAGGCACATGGGATGCTTCAAGCAATACTCCAACTTTGGCTGATGGCACAGGTGCAAAGGGTGACTACTATGTGGTCAGCACCGCAGGAACTCAGACTTTTGATGGTGTTCAATTATTCTTTGGTTTGGGTGATTGGATTGCATATAACGGTGCAGTCTGGCAACGAGTCGAAGGTGGTTCTGATGGCAACTTTGCCAACGTAACTCTAACTTCAACCGATGCTGGCGCAGCAGCAAACCCATTGCTAGAGTTATATAGGGACTCAGCAAGCCCAGCGGCATCCGACACATTGGGTGAAATTGAATTTAATGGTGAAGACTCAGCGGGCAACAAGCAAGCCTACGCTTTATTTCACGGTTCTATTCTCAGCCCAACGTCTGGTGCTGAACAGGGTCAGCTTCACTTTGAAACTGCAACTGCTGGTGCATTGACCGAGAAAATGATTATCGGCACAACCAACCTAGTGATTAACGAAATTGGTGCTGTCTTTAATGTACGGATTGAAGGCGATACAGATGCCAATTTGTTCTACACCGATGCAACAAATAGTCGGGTAGGTGTTGGTCTAATAAATCCTACTGAAAAGTTTGAGGTTGTTGGCAATATTAAACTATCAGGAAATGTAATTCCTGCAAGTGGTTTTGGAATTGACTTTGCCGCCACCGCTGGCACAGGCACAAGTGAGTTGCTGGCTGACTATGAGGAAGGTGATTGGACGCCCACATTTACTGGAAGCACAACTGATCCAACCGTAACCTATAGCGTTCAAGTTGGGCGGTACACAAAAGTTGGAAGAACAGTAACCGTTAGTTGCCGTATAAATTTATCGGCAGCAACTGGTGGAAGTGGCAACTTAAGAGTTTCAGGGTTGCCTTTTGCGACTTTAAACGTAGGAAACGCAATTCAAACTACGGCTTATGCCTACAAAGTTGCTTGGACAACACTTGGCCCAGAAGCAGGGTACTCCACCAATAACTCTACTAACGTTTTTTTATTTGCAGGAACTGCAACTGGGTTAACTTCAATTACTACCGCCGATTTAAGTGCAACTAGCCAGTTAATTTTTAACTTCACATATCAAGCAAATTAAAGGAATACAGTATGTCGCTTACAAAAGTAACGTATTCAATGATTGATGCGCGTTTTGCAAACGTGCTGGATTATGGGGCTGACCCTACTGGTGTTGCGGATAGCACAACTGCAATTCAAACTGCCATTACAGATAACGCTGCTGTATTTATTCCAGCGGGAAACTATCGCTGCGACAATACAATTAGCATCGTAAGCAGTTACAACAACCGTAAGCACGTTGTTATGACTGCGGCAACAAAGTTGCAACGCCTATCAGCTAATTCTGCTGCTGTTGGCCCTGTGATTGAATTACTCGGCAACTATGGGCATTTTGACGGCGGGTTTGGTGAGTTAAATACCCAGAACAACTCGCCCCGTGGCGTTGCTTGTTTAGGACAAGCAGATCAAACGACTTCCAATTACAACGGTCTATATTGGAATTTTGAAAACTGTGATGTAAGAACAAAAGATTTTACTGGCACTTTACCGTCTTCAGGTGATGGCGTTGGTGTATTTATCCCATCTAGTCAGCCTCTTCTTGGCTCGTCATTTGTCAACTATTTTGGCACTGTTTCAAACGTTCGGGTGTTTGATGCAACAACTGCTTTTCACTTAACCGATTTGGCAAATTCGCACACGTTTGTAAACTGCTTTGTTGATTTCTTCTGGTTCTACGCTTACCGTTTAAACGGCGCTTATGGAAACACTTTTTATGGTGGCTTTATTAATGGGTGCAAACGTAACGGTGGTGTTGCAATTCTGCTTGGCAATAAGTTAAATCCAGCATATCCATTTGCGTCTACTTTGCAATCTTCCAATAATAATTTTTTTGGGATGGCGATTGAACTCTACACCACTGGAAATAATGGTGTGCAAGTGGATGCTGGTACTGGGTCGCCTTTAGAAGAATGCGGCCATAACTTTTGTCAAATTAATTGGAACACCAATGGAAATGCTTTTGTAGATAACACATCTGGCGCGACAAATACTATCAGCACTGGAGCAACCCAATTTCGATTTGGTGACAGTATTGAGTTGACGGATTCATCATCTTTGGGCATTAAATTGCTCAAGATCGGTAAGCTGTCTTATACATCTACACATTGCATAGCTAGAACATCGTCTTCTGGATCGACCGCCCTTGTCGTTGAAAACTTGAACACCGCTGCCGCAATAGCTGCTGGTTTAGAAGTTGTTTGGAACACGCCTACCATTGGATACAACGGCTCAATTATTTCTGCTTACCATGCGCCAACAACCGCTACGGTTTTCAAGGTGTTGGACAACGGCAACGTTCAAAACACCAACAACAGCTATGGTGCAATTTCTGATGCAAAGCTGAAAGACGTTGTTGGTTTGGCTGGTTCTCAGTGGGATGACGTTAAGTTTCTTGCATCCAAGCTGACCAAGTACAGCCTGAAGTCTGACCCTGACAAGCGTGTTCAACTTGGCTGGATTGCTCAAGAAATTGAAGAACAATGCCCAGGCTTGGTATTTGAAACACCCGATGTTAGGCGTGTGGAAAGCACAGATGAAGATGACAATCCTCTCGTAACTCAAGAGTTGACTGGAGAGACAACAAAGTCTGTGCGTTACTCAATTGCTGAACTAAAGGCTTTCAAAGCACTTGGTGAGGCTATGGAGCGCATTGAAGCACTTGAGGCGCAAGTTGCCCTGTTGAAAGCATAACCGTACCAGTTCGGATAACTGGAAACCTTAATGTCTGACTGGATGGTCAGGTTGGAAACAAGGAAACATCATGTTAGAAAAAGTTGTATCTGTTGATCTAATTGAAGTAATCGAAAGCGGTTGTATTCAAGTTCGCACTAAGACCGCTATCAAAGAAGATGGCGTGGAAATCAGTAGCAAGTTTCACCGCCACGTAGTTGTGCCTGGGCAAAACTACAACTCTGAAGATGCCAAAGTACAGGCTATTTGCGCGGCTACTCATACACCCGCAGTAATTGCGGCTTACCAAGCTACACAAGGAGTCTGACATGGCCTCTAATTCACAAATTGCATTTGCTCCACTTGGCAAAACCGTTGTAATCCCTGCGGCGGCTAGTGCGCCCACTGGCGTTCAAGCACTGGTTGATGCACGTTTTGACGCACAAGGCACAGGGCAATACCGCATCATCAACTCCAGCGCAAATACGGTGTTTCTGGGTTATGGCCCAACCGCGGCAATTGCTACGGCAAATGCTGTTGCGCCTGTTGCTGGTACGCCATCAGCCGCCATTGTTTTAGTGCCTGGTGCTGTTGAGGTCTTGCGCTTTGGTCGCGCATCATTCTTCAGTGGTTTGGCCTCTGCCGCCTCGACTGTTTACATCGTGCAGGGCGAGGGTATGTAATGGTCGAGGATACCGACACACGGCTGGCGGTGCATGAGGCGGTTTGCGCTGAAAGATATGCCGCCATTGAGAAGTCTTTTGCTTCAGGTTCACAGCGCATGACCCGCATTGAGTATTTGCTTTATGTGGTGATTGCGGCTGTGTTGCTGGGGCCAGGCTTTGCTGGTGAGTTGGTCAAAAAAATACTGGGGCTGTAAATTGACCCGATCAGCATTTGTCTGCTTGCCGCAGGACTTGTTAAGCAAATACAAGCTGGGTGTGAGCTGTACAAACAGGCAAAAGAATCTTTTGTTGAGATTAAGCAGACTGCTGATGAGGTTATCGCCATTGGCAAAGAGATGCATGGCTTTTGGGGTCAATTACTTGCGTTTTTCAGACCCAAGCCCCAAACGTCAAAGCCTGTGGCGAAAAAGAAGTCAACCTATGTCGCAGTTGACGAGACGCAAGTCAAAATCGACATTGTTAAAAATCTGACGGAGTTTTTCAGACTGCAAGAGCAGTTGGCGGCACACATCAGAGAAGAGGAAGAGAAAAGCCTGACAGTTTATGACCCAGATCAAAACTTGATGGAAGCGGCGCTTAAGCGGGTCATGGCACAGCAGGAGATGGATAGATTGGTTGTGACAATTAGGGAGACGATGGTGTACCAATCGCCCAAAGAAATGGGCGCACTGTACTCAGAAGTCCACAAGATGCGTGATGTCATACAAGGCGAACAGGAAAAAGCTAGACTTGCAAAAGAAGCGCAAGAGAGGCAAATGCGATGGCAACGGCGGCAAGAGGAAAGAAACCTCCAGCTAAAGCTGGCGGCAGTAATAGCGACTACTATATTCCTCCTGTACCTGTGGTTGTGGCTCCTCCTGTTAAGTCGCTGGCGGCAGATATGATGGGCTGGATTTTTAGCTGTGTGCTGATCGGGTTGTTATTGCCTTTGCTTGGGTTTCTGTATGTGGACATACTGGAGACAAAGCAAGAGGTCAAAATACAACTGGAAAAAGTTGAACGGTTAAGGCGTGAAATCGAAAGGGAAAGACGTGAAAAGAAGCCTAGCGATACTATTTCTGATAACCCTGTATTTGATCGGGTGCGAAGACCGTTTTCGCTACCCATGCCAAGACCCTAAAAATTGGGAACTTGCTGATTGCAAACCTCCAATCTGCACTTCTACAGGAACTTGCCCAGACCAGTTAATCAAACCAGAGGAGAAAAAATGATGCCTACTGTTTCTTACAAAACAAATAACCGCCTGACCGCAGACGAGATTGAAGTCAGGGTATGGGCATTCGTTATTGTGGTCTTGGTGACCATTTTGTTGGCTTCTATGGGTATGTTTCTCTACTCAGTTTCATTCGTCCAACAGCCTATGAATGGAGCAATGGCAGCTATCGACCGCGTATATACCCAACAAATCTCCACCATCATGGTGTTTATCACGGGTGTTCTTGGTGGTGTAGCTGGTCGTTCTGGTGTTAAGGCTATTGCCAATGCAACTGCCAAGGCTGAAGCTACTGATAACGATGAGCCGACCAAGCCATGAGTTTGTTTAACCCTTGGGTAATTCTTGGCATCGTCATGGCGGTGCTGAGTAGCTTTGGTACTGGATACTTTACTGGCGAATTAAATGAGTACGAACGCCAACAGCTAGAGATTGCCGCCCTGAATGCCAAGGCAAGGGAAACTGAGCAGACAATGGCAAAGATAGCGCAGACTTATGCAGAGACACTACGAAAGGCAAACCATGTTGCAAAGATTAAAGAGACCCGTTTGCGTGATGATATTGCCACTGGCGCTCTCAGCTTGCGGGTTGCTGTCAAAGCCCCCCAGTGCGCCTTACAAGCCGCCACAGATACCGCCCCTGCCAGCGGAGGTGACGCAGGAACAACATCAGCCGAACTTGACAGATCGGTTGCTGATGCTCTTATCGCCATCACCGCAGAAGGAGATGCTGCCATCAGAAAACTCAACACCTGTATCCAAACCTATGACCAAATGAGGAGCATGAAATGAACTTATCCCCAAACTTCACACTTGATGAGCTGACCCACACCGACCAGCGCAACATGGACAACACGCCCAACGATGCCGAGCTAGAAAACTTGGTTCGCTTGGCTGAGTTTTTGGAACAGGTCAAAGAAGTGCTGGGCGGCAAGCCAATCATCGTGAACTCTGCATTTAGGTCAAAGGCCGTAAATGATGCTGTGGGTTCAAAAGATTCCAGTCAACATCGGCGTGGCTGTGCCGCTGATATTCGAGTGCCAGGCATGAAACCCGATGAAGTGGTCAGGGCGATTATTGAAGCTGGCTTGCCTTATGACCAAGTTATCAGGGAGTTTGACCGCTGGACGCACGTCAGCATACCCAATGCAGGGGATATTAAACCAAGAGAGATGGCCTTGATTATTGACAAATCAGGGACAAGGGCGTTTGCTTAATCGGCGTAAAAATGCAGCATTGCCAATAAAACGCCAATGCCGATGATTGCGCCAATAAACAAAATTGCGATGGTTATGAGGATTTCCATTTTTTGCACATCTCCTGTACTTTTTGGGACTTTTTCTTTTTGTCGCAAATATTGCTGAGTTGTTTCAATTTGTACTGCATTTGCATTTGTGCTGGAGTTGGTGGAACTGGTGGGTCTGTCGGCAATAAACCCGCCACACCCAACCAACAGCACCCAGCGGCAACAAGTAGTCGATCAAATATCATTCTTCGCCCTCATGTTCTTTGAGCCTGCGCTGTAACCGACCGATGCGTTCTACGTTGTATGTGACGATAGAGGCCGCATACTCGACTGCCGACTCAGCCTCCAGCTTCTTGATAACCGCCTCTCGCAGTTCCTTGGCGATGATTTCGTTGATGGTCTTTGGCCTAGTCAACTCTTTAAGGTATTTCAGCGTTGGGTCAATCAAGTTCATTTAAGTGCCCTGATGTAAATGGCAAAGCTGTGCAGTGTGTCCTGACCAAAACCCTCCATTTTCTCGATATGCCGTGCAACTTCCTCAATAACTTGATCTCGGTAAGGGTTGGTTGACACGTTTTGCACGGCACGTTTACGACACAGGCTTTGGCGTTCTAATTCGTTAAATGCTTCATCTTCAGTCATATCAACTCCCGTTGTATAGGCACAAAACACCATTCACGCTCTGCCCTGCCTGACTTGGACTTGGTGACCCGACCAGTTAACTCCACCAATCCGATCTTGGCCAACTCAGGCAACCGCCTTGCGACTTGATTGCCATCCAGCCCAGTCAGTTCAGCAATGCCATCTTTGCCCCGTGCGCCAAAACGCTGGAGGCAACCCACGATCAGGTCAAAGTGCTGCCGAGCCAAGTCTTGTGCTTGGTCTGCGGCGGCGTGGCTGGTGGCAGGGTCAAGAGACCTTGCCCGATTAAAATGGGATTGCTGAAGTGTCATCGTCAAACTCCTTTGGCTGTTGGCGTTCAGTTGGCTTGAGGTCGTAACAGTTTGCCCATCCATCCCACCCGCCTTTGGGCAGGGGTATCACATCCAGCTTGATTTTAAGGTTGCCGTTATCTTCAAACACCGAGCCGATATTTTGATAGCGTTTCTTTTCCTCGCCCATCTTATTGACGTATGAGCCAGTAACCACGGTGATGTCTTTAATCTTTTTCATGCAAGGCTTTCAAGTTGTTGGATTTTCAGGTCTACATCACCCAGAAATTGGATGACTGAATTCTCAAGCGAATCAACCAG